CTACTTACACATCAAGCGTTAACGGTACTTCTTATCAATATATTACAAACGAAGATATTACAGCTACACCTGCTGATGGTGTTTTTACTTTTCAAAATGTAACCTTATATGAGGGTACTTTAGTAAGATTTAAATATACGGTTGATACAACAGATGTTGACCAAAAATTTGTAATACCAAGTGCTAACGCAGATACATCAACATTAAGAGTATCAGTACAAAATTCCTCTGAAGACACAACACTTACAAACTATACTTTAGCCGGTGGTTATACAGGTGTTGAGGCAACTTCAAAAGTTTATTTTATACAAGAGGGTAGAGACGGTAAATACGAAGTATATTTTGGTGATGGTGTTACCGGTAATAAATTAGCAGATGGTAATGTTGTAATACTAGATTACATTGTAACCAACAAAGGTGATTCAAATGGTGCTAAGTCTTTTAATTTACAAGGTAGTGTTGGTGGTTTTACAGATGTTTCTATTACAACTAATTCAAATTCTCAAGGTGGTTCTGAATCAGAGGCAAATGATTCAATTAAATTCAATGCGCCTTTAAATTTTGCGGCTCAAGACAGAGCGGTAACTACAACAGATTATGAAACACTTGTAAAACAAATTTATCCAAATGCATTATCAGTTAGTTCTTGGGGTGGTGAAGATGATGAAACACCAAGATATGGTATTGTTAAGATTGCAATTAAAGCAGGAACAGGTGCAACACTAACTGACCAAACTAAATTAGATATTGTAAATGGTTTAAAACCATATAACGTTGCTTCAGTAAAACCAGAAATTGTGGATCCTGAAACAACATCCGTTTTATTAACTTCTAATGTTAAGTTTGACGCAAAGTCAACAACTAAATCAGCAACAACTTTAAAATCAGATATTATATCAACAATTACAAATTATAATTCTTCAACACTTCAAAAGTTTGATAGTGTATTTAGATTTTCAAAATTAACAGGCTTAATTGACGATACTGACTCAAGTATCTTATCAAACATAACAACCGTTAAAATTAGAAAAAGTTTTAGTCCAACTTTAGGCAGTTCAGCTGCATATAACATTTACTTTAGAAATGCATTATACAATCCTCATACAGGTCATAACTCTACTGGCGGTGGTATTTTAAGTTCAACAGGTTTCAAGGTAACAGGTAGTAATTTTGAAATGTTTTTAGATGAAGATGGTAATGGTAATGTTAGAAGATATTATCTAGTAAGTGGTGTTAAAACTTATGCAAACAACACGCAAGGTACTATTAATTACACAACAGGTCAGGTAACTTTAAATTCACTTAACGTTGCTTCAATATCAAATATAAGAGGCGCAGCTTCAACTATAATTGAAATAACGGTACAACCAAATTCAAATGATGTTATTCCAGTTAGAGACCAAATTGTAGAAATAGATGTAGCAAATTCAAATATTACCGTAGAAGAGGATAGTTTTGTTGGTGGTTCTGCTGAGGCAGGTGTAGGTTACTCATCATCATCAAGTTATTAATGACTAATGGCAAAGTTTAATGAAAAATTATCAACTATACTTAACGCCCAATTACCAGAGTTTATAGTTGCCGACCATCCGAAGTTTGCAGACTTCTTAAAATCCTATTATCAATTATTAGAATCAGCAGAATTAAAAGTTAAAGATGTTCAAAATACCGTTGGTGTATTAATTGAAACAGAAACAGGCCAAGAAAACAATTTAGTATTTGACGCTACTAGAATAGGTAGTGCAATAACTAATATTGATGAAGGCGATAAAATACTATTAGAAGAAACAACTTACGGAAAATTTACCGTAGGTGAAACCGTAAAAGGTTTAACTTCAGGTGCAGAGGCAAAAGTATTATCTGAAGATTTAGGACAAAGTAGATTATTCATATCTGCTAATGATAAATTTATTACAGATGAAATTGTTGAAGGCCAAACATCTAAAGCTTCAGCGACAATTGTTAATTACAGACCTAATCCAGTAAATAATATTTCTGACCTTGTAAACTTTAGAGACCCCGATAGAGCAATTGAATCTTTCTTAAATAATTTTAGAAATGAATTCTTAGCAACTTTACCAGAAGTATTAGATAACGAAGTTAATAAAAGAAATTTAATTAAGAACGTTAAAAATATGTACCGTGCTAAAGGTACGGCTGCAGGTCACGAATTATTTTTTAGATTATTATTTAATGAAAAGTCAGAAACAATTTATCCTAGAGAACAACTATTAAAAACTTCAGCAGGTTCTTATGACTCTTTAAAAATTTTAAGAATTATTGAAAGAGTAGGTAATACTGAAGGATTAATTAGTAGAACAATTACAGGTAAAGATTCAAAGGCAACTGCCGTTATTGAAAACTTATCTCGTTTTCAAATTGGTGATGATACAATTACAGAATTAATATTAAACCAAGAAAGTGTTGTAGGTACTTTTCAAGTAGGTGAAGAAGTTTCTGGTACTGCTTCTGATATAGATGATTATTTTATTAAGGCAGATATTACAGGTATTCCTGGAGAAAAAACAATTACAAATGCTGGTGCATTATATAACATTGATGATACGATTACGGTATCAGGTGGTGGTGTTGGTGCATTATTTCAAATATCAGATATTGGTACTGGCTCTGTAAAAGAATTAATTGTTGATAACGTAGGTTCAGGTTATGCAATTGGTGATAAAATTAATTTTAATAATGCCGGCACTTTAGGCTCTGGTGCTTCAGGTTTTGTTAGTGTTGTAAATGGTGGTATTGCAAATGAAGATGGTTCAAATGATAGAATTGTATTAGAAGAATTTACGCAAGAAGGTGATAGTTATGCCGGCGATACAATAGTTCAAGAAACATTAACAGGCACAGGAGATATTACAGATGTATTCTTATCAAATGGTGGTAATGGATATATTACAACACCTGTTTTAACTATTACAAGTTCAGCAGGTAATAACGCAATCATAAGAGCATACGGTGATGGCATAGGAAAAGTAAATGCATTAAGAACGGTTGAGTTTGGTAAAAAATACGAAACATCACCAGCACCAACTTTAAGTTTTTTTAATAACGTATTAATAAAATCTATATCAGGTTCTTTTTCAGACGGAATATCGGTAACGTTTTCTGGTGGTGCAACAGGAACAATTGTTAAATTAGATAGTGATAGAAATATTTTAAAATTAAAAAATGTAAATGGTGTAATTAATGTTAATGATACATTAACAACTTCATCAGGAGGTACTGCTACCGTTTCAAGAATTAATTTAGCGGCTGCAACCGTAAACGTTGTTCCTATCATTGATACAGATGGTGCTTTTATTAATGAAGATGGTAAACTTTCAGAAAGTACAATGAAAGTACAAGATAGTTTATACTATCAAGATTTTTCATATGTAATTAAAGTAGGTCAATCTATTAATGCTTGGCGAGATAGTTTCAAAAAAACTATGCATACAGCAGGTTTTTATTTTACAGGTCAAGTTAATATTGCAACTAGATTAAATGCTCAAATGAGAGCGCCAGTTGATGGTGCAGTATCAGGTGTTAGTGAGACACCATTCTTACAAGTTCTTAATACTCTATTCTCTACAATATTTGGTAGAAGATTAGGAACAACTAGTGATGGTACTTCATTAAGACCAAATGCTCGTTTAGCAGGTGCTGTTGATTCAGACGCAAGAACAAGTGAACACTTTGAGGCTAATACTAGAGATTTAACTTTAAGTTCTGATACAAACCTAGATTATTTAAGTAGAGTTAGAAGAGATATTCCTGATAACACAAAAACTTATAGTGTTAGACAAGGCCACGCTTATGCAGGTCCAAGATATGCATTTTTAAACAAAAATATTCAAACAATATTCAAAGGTCCTGGATTTACGGTAGGTGCTTTTAATGATATTAAAATAATTGGTACTAGAACAGGATTAGATGGTCAACCAGCAACTTTTATTGCAACATCACATCCAGATGGTCAGAATTTAAAGTCTTATTTTACTATACCTAGTGAATTTGCAACTAATAAAAATGACTTCTCAAACACGGTTACCAACTTTAGTTCAACAACAGCAACGTTTGATGATACAACACCTTAGGAAAGATTATAAATAGTAGAGAGAATTAAATATGGCAAAATTTACAATTAATACAGGTTCAAGTCCGAATGACGGTACAGGTGATAACCTACGTACCGGTGCAACTTATATAAACAATAACTTTAATGAGTTATATAGTGCAGTAGGAAATGGAACAACTTTAACACCTTACATAGATTTCGCTGATGATACTTCATCAACTTTAAGAAAAAATATAGGTGATGTTATAACAATTGAAGGTGGCCTAGGTATTGACACCGTGGTAACTGGTGGCAAATTTCAAATTAAAGTAAATGCTTCAGTATTGACAGCAACTGCCTCTGCTACATTAACAAACAAATCAATATCTCTAACAAATAACACAATCACAGGTACATTAACAGAATTTAACACAGCAATATCTGGAACAGATTTTGCTTCAACTGACCAATCACAAACTTTAACTAATAAGTCAATGAGTGGTGCAGACAACACATTTACAGCAATACCAAATACAGGTCTTGCAAATCCTGGTATTACAATTAGAGATAATACTTCTACAACAGATGTTGTAAATTTAGGAGAAACATTATCTATTTTAGGTACAGGTTCAGTATCAAGTTCGGTTACAGGTAATACGGTAACTCTTAACGTATCAAACTTAACAAATGCTGACTTATCAGGTAGTGCAGGTATCACAAATGCAAACTTAGCTAATTCTGGTGTAACCATTGGTAATAGTTCAGTCAATTTAGGTGGTACTTTAGCAGCCGCAGGTAATTTTAATTTAACAGGTACGTCTTCAGTTTCAGGTTCAGGTACTATTGATACAACTGGTTCAGGTTCTAAAGTTAGAGGTAACTTTTCTAATCAGGCTTCATTCCCTACAGCAACGTCATACTCTGGATTGTTTGCTTTAGATGAAACACAATTAAAACCATATGTTGCTACTCAATCAGGTTATATTAATATTTTAACAGAAAATGATTCAGTATCAAGACACGCAGACGTATTTACAACTGGTATTGCAGATGGTTATGTTTTAAAATGGGTATCAGCAAATGGTCGTTTTGAAGCACAAGCAGAATCAGGTGGTGGTTCATCATTAACGGTTGCAGATGAGGGTGGTGATTTATCAACTGCCGCTACTAAATTAGATTTCGTAGGTTCTGGTGTAACCGCTTCAGGTACAGGCGCAACAAAAACAATTACTATATCAGGTGGCGCAGGTGCATTAAACGATTTATCAGATGTAGTAAATAGTTCGCCAACAGCAGGTATGTCATTAGTTTATAATGGCACAAATTGGGTACAAGCAACAACACCAGTTTCACAATTGTTGGTTACATCAAATGGTTCAAGTGCATACTTATTTACAGGTGCAGGTTTCCCTTCAACTTCAGGCGATAACCCTACTTTACACTTGAAAAAAGGTAATACTTACTATTTTATTAATAACTCTGGTGGTTCACACCCATTCAGAATACAATCAACAACCGGCACAGGTGGTACAGCGTATAATACAGGAGTTACCAATAATGCAGCTTCTTCAGGAGCAATTATATTTCACGTATCTATGGATACTCCAGCAACTCTTTATTATCAATGTACAGCACACGGCGGAATGAACGGAACAATTAACATAACATAGTGAGAAGTCTTATAAATATTGATTAAGGAAAAGAAAATATGCCAGCAATTATAACAAATAAGTTTAGAATTCATAACTCCGAGCAGTTTAAAGAGTCTTTCTCTGAAGCTGCAGGTAATAATTACTATCTTGGTATTGGTAGACCATCACCATTTAATACTGCTACAAGAGCAGATGGTCGTACAGACAACCAAGGAACAGACGTAATACCATTAACTCCAGCAGATAACAATAATACAATGCCTATAGCGTATGATGACCTATTGGCTGCTAAAAGAATTTCAAGTACAGATGTTGCTTTCGTAGCACCTAGAAGAAACTGGACAACTGGTACAACATACGATATTTACAGACACGATTATGGAGATAGAATTACTGGCACATCTACTCAACAATCAGCAAATAGTGGTGTTTTCAATTTATATGACGCAAATTTCTATGCTATGAATTCAGCAAGAAATGTTTACAAATGTTTAGATAATAATAATAACTCAGCTTCAACGGTTGAACCAACAGGAACAAATGCTTCAACTATTCTATCAACTGCTGATGGTTATAAGTGGAAATATATGTACACACTTTCTGCTTCTGAACAATCAAATTTCTTATCAACTGACTTTATGGCAGTATCAACAAATAGTTCAGTATCATCAAACGCCGTTGACGGTGCAATTGATATTGTAAAAATTAAAACTGCTGGTTCAGGTGGTTCTGACGGAACACACACAAACATTCCTATAAGAGGTGATGGTACAGGTGGTGTAGTTTCTGTTGTTGTAACCTCTGGTGCTGTAACCGCTGTAAACGTTACCAGCGCAGGTTCAGGTTATACATTCGGAACAATTTCAAATGCTCAAATAGTTTCAGCAGGTGCAACTAATTTAGTTGGTGCTGAATTAGATGTAATTATTCCACCAAAAGGCGGACACGGATTTAATGCCCTACACGAATTAGGTGCTTTCTTTGTAATGACTAACGTAAGTTTAGAGGGAACAGAATCAGCTAACTCTGGTGATGTGACCGTTGCAAACGACTTTAGAAGAGTATGCTTAATTAGAGACCCGAAATCAGGTGGTTCGGCTGCTTCAGCAATAACATTGAGAGCTACTAAAGCAGTTCAATTAACTGGTGTTTCAGGTTCATTTAACGTTGATGAAAAAATTACTCAAGCTTCAACAGGCGCTGTAGGTGTCGTTGTAGAATGGGATTCAACTAACTCATTATTATTTTTTACACAAACAAGACATAATGATGAAGGCGTTGACACAAATGGAAATCAAACAGCGTTTAGTGGCACAAACGTAATTACAGG